TAGGCCACAAAAAAGCCCCCGAAGGGGCTTGATTGCGCGGTCCTGTTTCTTGGTCACGCTGACCTCAGACGGGGTAGATTAGCCGTCGATGCTTCCGCTTATGCTCGGTGTTGGTACTAACGACGCCACTACGATCACAGACCTGTTGATCAAAACCGCCGCTTTCCCAACAGGTATGGACAGGCTGCATTCCCCTGCAAGTAGTAGGCCGAAGCGCCCCTTTTACCCTTGACCTGCCCATACATCTTGGCTTTTGAGAAAAAGACCCCCAGACCGGAGCTGGGGGTAAAAATCGTCCCACGGTGAGAAGAGACGAGAAGGAGAAGCAAATGGAAAGCGTTACCGCTTGCGCACTTGCAAATCAGAATATACACTCCGCCCAACGAGGTTGCAAGGACCTGCGCATGCTAGACCACCTGATTGACTTTACGCCCGATGTGGAACCGGATTCCACCGGTGTCCTGCCGCTTGCAAAAGCGCATCCCGCCAATGCGGTAGATGGCAAGGTCGAGACGGCCGACTGGCTAAAATCACTTGGAGCCGCGGGCGACGAGGTGTTGACCGAAATGGGGGCCGAAGCTTCCCGCCAAGCCTTCTCCAACCTTGTCACCGGTCAAGCCCACGAACAGACCCACGCCGCACTTGCCAAAGTACAAACCCCCGCCGCCGTACAACATCTGGTCGGTATGCTCTCCGCATACGATTGGGAATTTGTCGAGCGCGCCAAAGAGATTCGTGGCTACGCCGTAGCCCAACTGCTGGAAGAAACCCGACACCCCACCGCGTCCGTGCGGCTAAAAGCCTTGGCCCTTCTGGGTAAAGTGACCGAGGTGGGATTGTTCACCGACAAGATCGAGGTCAAGAAGTCCGATCTGTCCGACGCCGAACTGGACGCCCGGATTAAAGAGAAGCTGGGCAAGATGGCCAAGATCGTCGAGATTTCTGAAGTGCAGGATGTCGATGTCAAAGACTTGACAGGGGGTGAGGATGAACAAGCCGATCCTGAGTCCTGACGAAATACGGGCGTTGCAGACGGTCTTGCCCAACCTCTCGCCGCAAGAAAAGGCAGAGTTGCTGGCTGACTTGGAAGAGCGATCGGCCCGAGCGTCGCTGACGATCGGTCGGGATTCTCTGCTTGGGTTTGCCACCCACGTCTACCCCGGCTTCAAGATTGGCCCCCACCACAGGAAGCTGTCCAAGATATTCGAGGACGTAATTGCCGGTAAGAAGAAACGTGTTATTATCAATATTGCACCACGTCACGGCAAATCCGAATTTTCTTCTTACCTGTTCCCGGCGTACTTCTTGGGGCACTACCCCGACAAGAAGATCATCATGGGAACGCACACTGCGTCCTTGTCCGAAGACTTCGGTCGGCGGGTAAGGAACCTGATTGATTCCGATGAATACAGAGAACTCTTCCCGAACACGCGTATCGCTGATGATCAAAAAGCCTCCGGAAAATGGTCTACGGCCGCTGGGGGACAGTACTATGCGGCGGGTGTCGGCGGTGCTCTGGCCGGTCGCGGTGCTGATCTTTTCGTTATTGATGACCCTCACTCTGAGCAGGACGTTAAGTCAAATTCTAGACTTGCCTTCGATACTGCGTGGGCATGGTTCCAAACAGGTCCGTTGCAACGTCTCATGCCCGGAGGGGCGATCATAGTCATTATGACTCGCTGGTCATTGCTTGACCTGACCGGTCGTTTAATAGACTACCAGACCAGAAACCCTGAGACCGAGCCGTGGGAGATCGTAGAACTTCCGGCCATCCTGCACGAAGACACCGAAAAAGAGAAAAGCCTGTGGCCAGAGCAGTGGCCGCTGCACGCGATGAAGGCGATCAAAGCCTCGCTCGACCCCCGGTATTGGAACGCGCAGTACATGCAGCAGCCCACGTCCGAGTCTTCGGCCATCATTGCCAGAAAGAGCTGGCGCATCTGGCCACACGACGACCCGCCCACTTGTGACTACATCATCCAGAGCTGGGATACGGCGTACGAAGCCAAAACCAGCGCTGACTATTCTGCTTGCACGACGTGGGGCGTCTTCTACAATGAGGAAGAGAACGACGACCCGCAGATCATCCTGCTCGATGCGTTCAAGGACCGGATGGCCTTTCCGGAATTGAAACAGATTGCGCTGAAGCATTACAAGGATTGGCAACCCGATGCGTTCATTGTGGAGAAAAAGGCAGCAGGTGCTCCCCTCATCCAAGAGTTGCGGGTCATGGGTATCCCTGTCCAAGAGTTCTCCCCCAGCCGAGGCAACGACAAAATCGTCCGAGTCAACGCTATCGCGGACCTATTTACATCTGGTAAAGTCTGGGCACCCGACACCCGATGGGCACGAGAGGTGATTGAGGAAGTCGCGGCCTTTCCTGTTGGCGAAAATGACGACTATGTAGATACGACATCGCAGGCACTGCTGCGGTTCAGACAAGGTGGATTCATCCCGTTGGAATCCGACGAGAAAGACGGGCCAACCGTTTTTAGGCGTAAGAAACACGCCTACTATTAAAGGATCAGTTGATGGCAACCAACATGGACAAGGGGCTGTACCAAGCCCCAATGGGGCTTGAGGCACTGGCAGAAGACGAGCCGCAGGAACTTGAGATCGAGATCGTTGACCCTGAAGAAGTCAACATATCTACCGACGGTTTGGAGATAAGTCTCAGAGCAGGGGACGATACTGCCGAGTCGTTTGACTCCAATCTTGCAGAGTTCATTCCCGACTCAGTTCTGGCCAGTATTTCAGAAGAACTCTCAGAAGCTGTAGACAACGACAAGAACTCCCGCAAAGAGTGGGAAAAGATGTACGTCGAAGGTCTGAAGCTTTTGGGGCTACAGATCGAAGAGCGAACAGAACCGTGGAACGGTGCTTGTGGCGTCTTCCATCCGATGATCACCGAAGCAGTTGTACGCTTTCAGTCTGAGACCATCACAGAAACATTCCCAGCGCAGGGGCCTGTAAGAACCAAAATCATAGGCAAAGAGACCCCGCAGGTGCGCGAAGCAGCCGTACGTGTTGAAGACGACATGAACTACGAGCTGACAGAAATAATGACGGAGTACCGGCCAGAACATGAGCGCATGCTGTGGTCACTCCCGGCAACCGGCTCGGCGTTCAAGAAAGTCTACTTCGACCCCAACCTCGACCGCCAAGTGTCCATGTTCATACCGGCAGAAGACGTGATCCTGCCGTACGGGACAACCGATCTGGACACCTGCCATCGCGTAACGCACGTGATGCGCAAAACCAAAAACGACATCCTGAAGCTTCAGCAAGCCGGGTTCTACCTCGACATCGATCTGCCTGATGCTGCTCCCCAGAAAGACGACATCCAACGCGCCAAGGACAAAGAGACGGGTTTCACCGATCTCAACGACGAGCGCTATGTTCTCTTGGAGTGCCATGTTGATCTGGACATCGAGGGATTCGAGGACAAGGACAAGAGCGGTGAGCCCACCGGGATTGCACTGCCTTACGTCGTCACGATGATCAAAGAGACGCGAACCATCCTGTCGATTCGCCGTAACTGGAAAGAAGATGACAAGCTGAAGTTGAAGCGTCAGCACTTTGTCCACTATGTCTACATCCCCGGCTTTGGCGCATATGGCTTCGGCCTGTTCCACCTGATCGGTGGCTTCGCCAAGAACGCCACGGCCATCATGAGGCAGTTGGTTGACGCGGGCACACTCAGCAACCTTCCCGGCGGTCTGAAGTCGCGGGGTCTCAGGATCAAAGGCGACGACACGCCGATCGCACCGGGCGAGTTCCGGGATGTCGACGTGGCCTCGGGTAACATCAGGGACTCGATCCTGCCGCTGCCGTACAAAGAGCCTTCGCGTGTTCTGTATGAGCTGCTCGCCACCATCGTTGACGAAGGCCGTCGTTTTGCTGCGACTGCGGACATCAAGGTCTCCGACATGTCGGCGCAGGCACCGGTTGGCACCACGCTTGCCATCCTTGAGCGCCAGTTGAAAGTCATGACAGCGGTGCAGGCCCGTGTCCACAATACCTTGAAGCGCGAGTTCAAGCTCCTGAAAGAGCTGATCCGCGACTACACGGACGACACTTACGACTACGCGCCTGAGTACGGCACGAAGAAAGCCAAGCGTTCTGACTACGATCTGGTCGACCTGATCCCGGTATCTGACCCAAATGCGGCCACTATGAGCCAGCGCGTGGTTCAGTATCAGGCAGTCATTCAGATGGCGCAGATGGCTCCGGACATCTACAACCTGCCGGAACTGCATCGATCGATGCTGAACGTCTTGGGTATCAAGAACGCCGAGAAGCTCGTGCCGTTGGAAGACGACATGAAGCCGCAAGACCCGGTGTCGGAAAACATGGCCATCATCAAGTGCGATCCGGTCAAGGCGTTTGTCTACCAAGACCACGAGTCGCACATCAAGGTGCACATGGCCGCATCGCAAGACCCGGTTATTCAGCAACTGGTGGGACAAAGCCCGAAGGCGCAACAGATTCAAGCGGCTATGGCAGCACACATAGCAGAACACGTTGCCTACGCATACCGCCAGAAGATCGAGCAACAACTGGGTATTGCTCTACCGCCTGAAGACGACAAGCTACCGCCTGAAGTCGAGATCGGCCTGTCGCAGATGATGGCGCAAGCTGCACAACAAGTGCTGCAGGAGAACCAAGCGAAGGTCGCACAGCAACAAGCGCAGCAGGCTCAGCAAGACCCGCTGGTCCAGATGCAGATGCAAGAGCTTGAGCTGAAGAAGGGCGAGCTGGAACTGAAGAAACAGAAGATGGCTATCGACGCTGCTGCTCAAGCAGACAAGCTGAGCTTGGAGCAAGAGAAATTGGCAGGCCAGATGGAACTCGAAGGCATGAAGGCACGTGCCCAAATCGAGGACAACAAACAGAAGTTGGAAGCCCAAGGTACCAAATTGGGTATCGAAGCCGCTCGTGCGAAAGCAGAGCAAGAGCTTCGCGTGAAGCAAGAAGCATTGAAACACATTAACACGGTGCGGCAGTCAGCCAAAAATAAGGAGAAACCTGAAAGATGATCGGCAAATTCGCAAGCGTACTGCGCGAGAAGATACGCAAAGACATGAACGACTACACGGACGACATGGCCGGTGGCGCATGCACTGACTTTTCTGAGTATCAAAAACTTTGCGGGGTGATCCAAGGTCTGGCCCTTGCAGAGCGACACCTACTAGACCTTGTAGAAAAAATAAATAAGGACGACGAAATCGATGAGCAATCTGATAATGCCACCGGGAATAACGCTTCCGGAACCAATTCAGCAACAGGACGAGCCAAGTCCAGAAGTCCCTATTGAAGAACGGGGTCGGATGATCCCAACCGCAGTCGGTTGGAAACTCGTTTGTGTTGTGCCTGATGTGTCCGAGAAGTTTGAGAACTCGTCACTCATCAAAGCAGAAAGCGTTATGCGGGCTGAAGAGTTCACAACAGTAGTGTTGTTTGTTGTGGCTGTCGGTCCTGATGCGTACAAAGACACCGCCAAGTTCCCCACAGGGCCTTGGTGCAAACAAGGCGATTTTGTGCTGGTGCGACAGTACGCCGGTACTCGCTTGAAAATCTACGGCAAAGAGTTCCGGATCATCAATGATGATCAGGTCGAAAGCGTAGTTGATGACCCACGCGGAATTACCCGCGCTTAACAAGGAGGCAGTATGGATGAGTTCAAGTTTCCTGATGAACTTGGCGTAGAGGGTAACGACCCCAAAGCCGAGGACAAACAGGGCAATCTCGCCGCCGGGGAAAGTGATGTCGAAATTGAAATAATCGACGACACCCCGCCGCAAGATCGGGGGCGCAAGCCGTTGGAAAGACCGGTTGAAGACCCGACCGACGACGAGATTGAGAATTACTCGGACAAGGTGCAGGCTCGAATCAAAGAGCTGACGCATGCTCGGCATGACGAGCGCCGTCGCAAAGAAGAACTGTTGCGAGAAAAGCAAGAGCTGGAACGTCTGATGGCGTACCTGTCTGAAGAGAACAAGAAGCTCAAGCAGACAGTGAACTACGGCCAAGAGGCGTACATCACGACAGCCAAGTCGGCTGCCGAAGCTCAGGTAGAAGCTGCTCGTCGCCAGTTGCGCGACGCCCAAGAATCGTTTGACACTGATGCCATCATCGCTGCGCAAGAAGCTCTGATGGAGGCCAAGGTTAGATTCGAGCAAGTAAAAAATTATCGCGTCGCCCCTTTACAAGAAGAGGAAGACGATGTACAACAGCGGTATACACAACCCCAACCGGTCCAACAACCGGTACAGGCCGACGAGAAGACCCTGCGCTGGCAGGCAAGAAACCAGTGGTACGGCGCTCCGGGGTTCGAGGAATACACCAGCTACGCACTAGGGCTGCATCACAAACTAGTCAACGCGGGCATTGACCCACGCACAGACCAATACTTCGCTCAGATTGACGAGCGCATGCACAAGACGTTCCCCGAACTTTTCGGCGGGAACAGCGAATCCAGTACTCAGCAAGAAGCTGCCCCTACGGCCAAAAAGCCAGCTACGGTTGTTGCGCCAGCGAGTCGCTCGTCTGGAAAAAAGACAATCCAACTTACTCAGAACCAGCTTGTTCTGGCGAAGAAGTACGGGTTGACCCCGCAGCAATACGCTGCTGAAGTGGCTAAATTGGAGGCAAGAAATGGCTGAGACTCAAGATCGCAACCCACGTGAACTTTCTTCACGCGAAAAAAACGCAAGGTATGTGTACGTTCCACCTACCAACCTTCCTGATCCGACGCCGGACCCAGACTTTGATTTCCGTTGGATTGCCACGCATGTGGCGAACCAAGCTGATCCGGGGAATGTGTCTAAGCGTATGAGGGAGGGCTGGTCTCCGGTAAAAGCCGAAGATCATCCGGAACTGCGACTCTTTGCAACCCCATCGGGGAATGTCGAAATTGGCGGTCTGATGCTTTGTAAGATTCCTAAGAAGGTTGTGGCTGCTCGTGCAGAGTACTACAACCAACAGTCGGAAAAGCAGATGGAGTCAGTCGACAACAATCTAATGCGCCAAAGTGATCCTCGTATGCCGATCTTTAACGAGAGGGAGTCCGAGGTGCGTTTTGGCAAAGGACGTAAATAACCTTTTGGAGTAAAACATGGCTTATCCTACAGTAAGCGCTCCGTACGGTTTTCAACCGATCAACCGGGTTGATGGCATGCCTTATGCTGGTGCAACGCGTTCATACGCGATTGACTCAGCGGCAGACATCTTCAACGGCGATCTGGTGATAATCGTTGCGGGTGAAGTTCTACCTTTCCCCGGCACCGCTTCGGGCTTCCCCGTAGGTGTTTTTGTTGGCTGCTCGTACACCAACTCTTCTGGTCAGACCGTTAACGGTCAGTACTACCCAGCAGGCGCGGCTAACGGCATCGCCAAAGTCGTCGTTGATGATCAGGCTGCGTACAAAGTGGCTGTCACCTCTACCGGCAACACCATCAGCTCCGCGCTGACCGCTGCTGTTATTGGTAACAACATTGCTGTTCAGCAAGGTCTTGGCGGCAGCACCACTACTGGCAATTCGAGCATGTCGGTTGATGCAGGTACTGAAGACGATACGTCGACGCTGCCAATTCGTATCATTGACGTGGTTCCTGAGACGAAGACCTCGACTGGCTATCCGGAGTTGATCGTCAAGATCAACGTGACTCAATTCCAGAACGCCACAGGCGTGGTCTAAGGAGACTAAATCATGGCAATTTCACGCGCCCAACTACTGAAAGAGCTTCTGCCCGGTCTGAACGCTCTGTTCGGTCTGGAATATGCTCGTTACGGCGAAGAGCACAAGGAAATCTACGAGACCGAGACTTCCGAGCGTTCGTTCGAAGAAGAAACCAAGCTGTCTGGCTTCAGCGCCGCACCGGTCAAGAACGAAGGTTCCTCGATCGCGTACGACGTGGCACAAGAAGCATGGACCGCTCGCTTCAACCACGAGACAATCGCTCTGGGCTTCTCGATCACCGAAGAGGCAATCGAAGACAACCTGTATGACAGCCTCTCGGCTCGTTATACCAAGGGTCTGGCTCGCGCAATGGCTTACACCAAGCAAGTCAAAGCTGCAGCCGTTCTGAACAACGGCTTCACTGGCGGTGCCTACGCAGGCGGCGACGGTCAAGCACTGTTCTCCCAGAACCACCCGCTGATTTCTGGCGGCGTCAACAGCAACACCCCGTCGACCCCGGCCGACCTGAACGAGACTTCGCTTGAAAACGCAGTCATTCAGATCGCTGCTTGGACTGACGAACGTGGTCTGCTGATTGCAGCTCGTCCGAAAAAGCTGATCATCCCGCCTGCTCTGCAGTTCGTTGCGACTCGTCTGCTGGAAACCAACCTGCGTGTTGGTACCAACGACAACGATATCAACGCTCTGAAGAACAACGGTTCGATCCCCGGTGGCTACGCGATCAACCACTTCCTGACCGATCCGAACGCATGGTTCCTGACCACCGACGTTCCTAACGGCATGAAGCACTTTATTCGTGTTGCTCTGGACACCAAAATGGACGGAGATTTCGATACTGGCAACGTTCGCTACAAAGCACGTGAGCGTTACAGCTTCGGATTCAGCGATCCGCTCGGCATGTACGGTTCGCCCGGTGCCTAATGAAAATGGGGGGTCTCGGCCCCCCATTTCTGTGTTATAAAGCTTCAAATTCCGGGAGTACCCGGTGTGTCGAACAGGTCCCGGCCTGACTTCATGCAGATCGACATACCTAACCGCATGAGGGAAAATTCAAATGGCTCTTTCTACTACCCAAAGTATCTGGCGTTCGGGCGGCGGCGACACTACTCGCACCGCATACTGTGGTTCCGGCCTGATGGCTGCCCAGTTCTACATCGCTGATGCTTCTCCTGCTACTGCAGGCACAAACATCAAAGTTTCTTCGGATGCTGGCGCACCTAACCTGATTCTTCCCGCTGGTGCGGTTGTCACGTCGGTCTCTATTACTGCTGAAACCGGCTCTGGCACATTTGACATTGGCGCAACTGGCTACACTTCTGGCACCGCAGACAACAACGCAATCGCTTCTGGCGTGACCGTGGCTGTCGGCACCACGAATGTCGGCGCAGTTGTTACTGGCGCACCGCTGGCTGAAATGTCATATGTGACTGTGACGGATAACACCACTGCTTCTGGTACTGTGACCGGTTTCATCACCTATTTTGTTACCGATCCGCTGGTTGGTCAGCAAAACGTCTAATAAGGAGGCATCGCCATGATGCAAACAGACGTTAAAGCAGCGCACACTGAAACGACAGGCACGTTAGTGTCGGGTCGCGTGCGGATCAAAGGGTATCAGTGCTTGTCTGGCGGCACGGCAGGGGACATTATTTTGCGTGATGGGGGCGGTTCCGGCACTATTCGTCTGCAATTCAATGTTCCTGCCAACACAAACAACCCGTTTTCAACCTTGATTCCCGGCGAGGGCATCTTGTTTACGACGGATGTGCATGTGACACTGCCGACCGCCGCAAAAATCACGGTGTTCTATGGCTAAGACCCCCGCATGGCAGAGGAAAGAAGGCAAAAACCCGAGTGGCGGACTGAACGCCAAAGGGCGAGCCTCTTACAACAAGGCCAACCCCGGCAAACCGGGGCTGAAAGCCCCTCAACCAGAAGGTGGCCCACGCCGAGACTCTTTTTGCGCCCGTATGAAAGGGATGAAAAAGAAGCTCACGTCAGCCAAAACAGCCAACGACCCGAATAGCCGTATTAACAAATCTCTGAGAGCGTGGAAGTGCTAAGCGTGGAACCATCAACCGTAATCCTTGCTATTTGGAACTTACTGGTCTCAGCCTTTTTGGGGCTGGCCATGTTCAACTTGCGCGGATTTACGTCAGAGCAAAAGCGTATTGACATCTTGTTGAACAAAACAAGAGAGGAAATAGCTCGCGATAACGTAACAAGGGCTGAAGTTGAGCGAATTGCTGATCATATTGACCAGCGGTTCAACCGCCTTGAGGCCAAACTGGACATGCTTATTACGCAAAGGATAAGTCATGAAGCGTAAAGTAAAACGCATGAATGTTGGCGGCAACACGGGTACTACGCAACAGCCGACGTATCCCTTTTCCACCAACGCGCAACAGCCAGCCGCCGGTGCGCAAGAAGGACAAGGCGTGAATCAGACGTTCAACATGCAGCCGCAAGCACAAGCCGGAGCACCACGGCAAATGACATTCCGCAAAGGCGGGTATGTCAAAAAAGCCGACGGTGCTGCTCAACGCGGTAAGACACGAGGGAAGATTTACTGATGCCCAGCGTCTCTAAAAAGCAGCACAATTTGATGGCGATGGTCGCCCACGACCCCGCCGCTGCCAAGCGTCTTGGCATCAAGCAGTCTGTGGGAAAAGAGTTCGTCAAAGCCGATAAAGGCAAAACTTTTAAGGAGGGCGGCATGGCCACCAAACAGAAATTCCCTATGGGTCAAGCAATGGGCAAAGTCAAGACTGCGGCTCCCAGCCGTGATGGTGTTGCTGTTAAAGGCAAAACCAAAGGCAAAATGATCTCGATGCCGGGTAACAAAATGACCGGTATGAAGCGCGGCGGCAAAGCCTGCGGTTAAGCCATGATGGCCTCACGCGGAATGGGCGCAATCGCGCCGAGCAAGATGCCCAAGGGTGTCAAAAAAGCTCGGCGCGACGACACAGACTTCACGCAGTTTAAAGACGGCGGGAAAGTCAATGCTGCGGGCAATTACACCAAGCCAGAACTTCGCAAGAAGATTGTGTCGCAGGTGAAAGCAGCAGCCACCCACGGCACGGGCGCAGGTCAGTGGTCCGC